AGACCACCATCTATGGAAGCGTGGTCGAGTACAAAGTATGAGTGGGGTAAGCAGCGGGCTATCTACGGTGTAGACGTGACTAATTTTATCTTATCCAGCTATGCTTTCAAAGGGTGTGAAGAAATGTTGAGCAAACACTTCCCAATTGGGCCTAGTGCAACGGTTGCTAACGTAAGAGAGACTGTGAAACAAGTGTTAAATAACGGTATTCCATACTGTTTTGACTTTGAAGACTTTAACTCTCAACACAGTGTAACCACGATGAGTGCGGTGATGGATGCATACGTAGCTTGCTTTAAGAATTATCTGGATGATGACCAGATTAAAGCCATCGCCTGGGTACAGTCAAGCTTGAGTGATAGCAAGCTACATGTACAAGGTAGAAAGCAACTGGTAAAGACTAATGGTACTCTCTTGTCTGGATGGCGTCTGACGACATTTATGAACACAGTACTTAACTATGTATATTTGGATATATGCGGTATCACGAATGACAGTGTAACTACACATAATGGTGATGACGTATTGGCCAGTATTAAAACGCTGAACCAGGTACAGAACCTGTCACGTAAAGCAGCGGATTACAATATACGGTTTCAAAAACATAAGTGCTACCTGGGTGCCACTGCTGAGTTCCTCAGAGTAGATCACAGGCAGGCGAGGGGAGGTCAGTATCTTTCTCGTTCAGTTGCCACTTTAGTACACGGTCCTACTGAGACGGTAGTGCCCAATGATGTTGTAGCTTTAATCACTTCACTCACGACACGACGTGACGAAGTAATAGAACGAGGAGGAGAACCATTATTCATTAAAGATGTCTACGATATGCAGCTATCGTATTTGGCAGACGTTTGGGGCCTTTGTAAAGAAGATTTAATTATAGTAGAAAACACTCATATAAGTAAAGGAGGTTTGAGCCAAGAGGTAAGTGATGAGACGCTTGCTCATAGCATTAAACGCAAGTACCTCAAACGAGAGAAACGCGAAAAAGCAAAAGAGGATGAGGGGAAACCATTGCCTGGTACTTATGCTTATGCCAATTTAATAGCGCGCAAGTATAAAGTTGAGGAACACAAAGACAAAATAATAAGAGCAACTAGGAAGGCTGTGTTAGAGAAATCTACCAACTACCGGTTCGGGGTATCTGTTGTAAAACAGACACCCGACATGGTAGATTGGATTAGAGCAAACCAATATGGAATGCT